TCAGGGTAATTAACCATGCAGTGCTCTGTGGCTCTCCCACAGGTCAAACAGCAGAGGGCACTCCACCTAGTCAAGAAAATCTTCAAGTATGCGGCTACATCCGGCTTCATCCAAGTCCTCCTCGCCAAACAGTGTTGCGAGAAGCATTTCTACCACATCGGTGGCGGTCAGGTCGAATTTCCAGTGATAGAATCTTGTCATATCATCACGGGTCATCACGTCCTTAACCGAATTGATCTGCGCAAGGATACCTGGCACCCCAAGTGCCAAGAAGGATCCTTTCGCATTCCAACCGAGGGCGTCCAACGAAACTTCTTTTGTCTGATCATGCAACTGATTGTAACGTTCTACAAACATTCGCGCGATCACCGGGCAATGTCGGAATTCGTACGCGTACGACAGGCTCTTTCCAGCGAGATACTCGCTGTCAGAGATAGCTTCATTCTCTGAAGCACGCGCATTAAACCGAGCAATTGCTTTGCCGAGTTTTGGGACGAGGACAAATCCAGAATCCGTCATGACGAAGTTCTTGCTTAAAAACTCACATTCAGAAAGGTGTTTACGTACTTTAACCGTAACTTTCATGCAAGCCAGCCTTGATACGTGTTCATAATCACGACGCAATTGTTGTGCTCTGGTAGAGCGGGGGTTGTCATTGCGCATGAGCATGTCGTCACCAAGGATAAGAACATCGCCAAAGGAGCCGCTACGCTTGCAGAAGGCGTAATTGATGGTCATGTTCCAAAGTGAATTTCGGAACGTGGTGCTCTGCGATCCGGTCGGCAGTTGGTTCTTGATGTGTGCTCTAACTGAGTGTTTCATCGACGAAACACCAAAGCTATTGGCATGTAACATCAAGCCTGTCAACCATTTCGGAGCGCCAAAGCGTTCCAGCCATTTCACTTCCAGGATATGCACATCGCGAACCTGGGTCATGTCATTGGACGAAAAGTCGGATTCAATATAGACTGATCTTTCATTGCCGTGACGATTTATGAACGACGCTAACTCTGTGCTTGTCTTGGAGTAAGCGCCGCGATAATTGACATCGTCACTGCGTTGATCTACATCTAAAGAACCGAACATGCGTTTCGTACATTTTTGCATGACAGGACCGAGGAGAACGTTGTGAATATCACTGGACTGGTAGATGACACGTGGAGCCCAATTAGGATCATGTCGCTTGAGCAAGGCCTCAACCTTGACGAATATCTGTTTATTTGAAAACTCCTTTGATGTAATCTCAGAAATTCGGGGCAGTACTCGAAGGTGCCTAGCCTGCTTAGCGGCAGGAAATTGAGCATTCCACGCGTGGAACAATTCCGGTGTCCATTCAACTGGTTCCCAAGCTGTAGGTGATATCCTGTCCAAGAGGTCGCAAGAGGCCTGTACTATCTCACGAGAAACACGTCTCGAGTCGTAAAAATTGCACCGCTTATCAAAAGCGGCCAGGAGATTCTTCCGCGAAGAATCAGGTACGACAGGGTAGTGGTCCCGTAGTAGTGGGCCAAGAACGTCCATCTTTGTGTTTATTTTGTCGTCCTGGTAAGGACGATCAGGAACACCTACAGCAGCTTGGGTGTTGAACTGGATCGGAACCCGCTGCGAGCGTGATTTCAATCTTCTTGCGTAATATACGCGACTAAGGTGGGGTGTCCCCCCGCAAGAGTGACCAAGGGGGGGCATGG